GGAACTCTAGCAAAAGATTCAAGAGTAGGTATATTGTCTAAAACAGGAGCGGATGCTAAAAAACTATTTACAGATAAAGTTGTTCCTATCTCTAGTCGTTTACCATTCTTTTTTAAACCTATTCAAGATGGAATGGACAAACCTAAAACAGAATTGGCTTTTAGAGTCCCTGCTTCAAAAATTACAAAAAAGAATATGCATGAAGTAATGAATGAAGAGCTGGATGGCTTAGATACAACTATTGATTGGAAGAACACAGACGATAACTCTTATGATGGTGAAAAACTATTACTTCTTGTACATGATGAATCAGGTAAATGGATAAAGCCTAATAATATACAAAACAATTGGCGTGTTACCAAAACCTGTTTAAGATTAGGAAGTAAAGTTATTGGAAAATGTATGATGGGATCTACCTCTAACTCTTTAAGTAAAGGTGGAGAAAATTTTAAAAAATTATATGACGATTCAAACATAAGAAATCGAAATGCAAACGGTCAAACAAAATCAGGTTTATATTCTCTTTTTATTCCAATGGAGTGGAACATGGAGGGTTTTATAGACATATACGGTATGCCTGTTTTCAATAAACCTAGTAGTGCAGTAAAGGGGGTTGATGGAGAAATGATTACTTACGGTGCAATCGATTATTGGGAGGCAGAAGTTGAGTCATTAAAAAAGGATGCAGATGCTCTTAATGAATTTTACAGACAATTTCCTAGAACAGAATCACACGCTTTTAGAGATGAAAGTAAATCTTCATTATTTAATTTAACTAAAATATATCAACAAATAGATTTTAATGATTCTTTAATCATGGAACATCATGTAACACAAGGTAAGTTTTACTGGAAAGATGGTGTAGTGGATTCTGAGGTAGTTTGGGCGCCCGACAGCAGGGGTAGATTTAAAATAAGTTGGAGTCCACCTAAACAATTATCTAATAAAAAAATAAAAAGAAACGGCACTTATTATCCAGCTAATGAACATATTGGAGCTTTTGGTTGTGACTCTTATGATATATCAGGTACAGTAGGAGGACGAGGGTCTAATGGAGCTTTACATGGTTTAACAAAATTTAATATGGAACATGCCCCAAGTAATGAATTTTTTTTAGAATATGTCGCTAGACCACAAACAGCAGAAATATTTTTTGAAGAAGTATTAATGGCGTGTATATATTATAGCATGCCGATATTAATTGAAAACAACAAACCTAGATTGTTATATCATTTTAAGAATAGAGGTTATAGAGGATTTTGTATGAATCGACCCGATCGTAGATTTAATAAGCTATCAAAAACGGAAAG